TTCGGTTCGAGCCCGCTCGTTCGTTTTCAAGCTGGCCGCTGCCCCGAGATCGACAATGTCGTCACCGCTGCCCTATTGCCGCACCAACCAGACGAGCTCCGACGTCGACGTGATCGGTATGATAACGGCGAGCGCGCGACGCCGTTGTACCGTACCGGCGACGCAATGGAACCACAAAATTCTTCAATGATTTCTCGCGCGCGCGTGCATGCGCGTGCGCGCAAGGCGGCGTCCGTTCGGAGTCTGGCTAATTCTCAGGTCGCGCTCGAGGCGGCCAATGAGTGGTTTCGCAATACGGCCCTCAGCCGGCTCAACGACCAGTCGAAAAGTCTGGTGGTCGTGACGCAGCAACGGCTGCACACCGATGACCTTTCCGGAGCGCTTATCGAGCGCGGCTGGTCGAGTCTGGTCATTCCCGCCATCGCAACCGAGGCCCAGGACTATGCAGTATCAGACGGCGAGGTTTACCGCCGGCCGACCGGAGAATTGCTTCAGCCCGACCGCGATAGGCCCGAGGTCATTGAGGAAATCAAACTCAGTGTTGGAAGCCGGATTTTCGCGGCGCAGTACCAGCAAAACCCAACACCGCCAGAAGGCAACATGATCAAGGCCGCTTGGCTTCGGCGATATGATTCAATTCCACCACGCAAAAAATTCCGCAGCATGATTCTGTCTTGCGATCCTGCTGGCAAGACGGGGATCAAGAATGACTACACGGCCATGACCCTCGTGGGCGTCGATGCGAAAGAGATGTATCTGCTGCATGTCGAGCGCGGTCATTGGAGCGTCCTTGAAATGCAAAATCGGATAACAGCGCGCGCCTCGCAATGGGAGGCAACGCACATCATCATCGAGGATACCGCCAGCGGTATGGGGTTGATCCAGTTGCTTAAGGAGCAAACCCAGCTTCCGGTGATAGGCCAACATTCAACGGACGACAAGGAAACTCGACTGAGTCGCCACGAAGGACGGTTTGAGGCCGGCCGCATTCTCTTGCCGACTGAGGCACCGTGGCTTGCTGATTTTGAAAACGAGTTATTGGCGTTCCCGAGCGGCCGCTATGACGATCAGGTCGATGCCCTAATGTTGTGCTTAGATTGGTTTTCAAAAAACCAGCATCGCCTTCCGCCGTCAAGTTGGCCGGCCCCAATCCTCTTTCGTATACCTCGACCTGGTCCGTTTTAATCTCAGCAATTTGGCTCCCCGTTGCAGTGACAACGGCGATGTCATGCTTTCGGGGGCAAGGCGGACGTGAAATGTCGCAGCCAGCTCGGGCATCAAAGATCAGCACGCATTGATCCGCAGAAGTGGTTGCTCGGTTCAGACCGGGCATGATGTCCTTCCTTGCAAGATTCTGCGATCAAGTATCGCTGAATTGGTGGCAGAAAGGACTGGCATTCCGTCGCGATTGGAGCGGTACTGTCGGCAGATTTGGGCGCCAAGGGCGCTCCGAGATCCTGCCCCGCCGGCTTGTTCGCCGATGCGGGGCTTCGGTGGTGCGGCGTGACGCCGTCATGAGCCGAATGGAGGATCTCAATGTCAAAATCTGTCAAGAAGCCATCACTTACAAAATCATCACCGACAAAATCGCCGTCGTCAGTGAAGGCGACAAAGCCACAGTCTGCTGAGGAGCCCAAGACCCACAAGGCGGATGCTCGCTCGAAGCAAGCGCGCATCATTGCGATGCTGCAATCGCCGACGGGCGCGACTATCGCCGCCATCATGAAAGCGACCGGATGGCAGCAGCACTCGGTGCGCGGTTTTCTCGCCGGCGTCGTGCGCAAGCGTCTGAAGCTGAAGCTCGCCTCGAACAAGGTGAACGGCAACCGGATCTATCAGATCGCGGGCGGAGAAAGCGGCAGCACTCGCCAGCCAACCTGATCGCGATGCCGCGGGTGAGGATCGGTCCGGCATTGCCTGACCGAGAGGCCCTTGATGTCGAGATTGCGCACCTGCGCGATCTCGACATCGCCGCGTTACGCAGCCGTTGGCATGCCGTGTTCGGGCGGCGAGCGCCGCCTCATCTAACCCGTCATCTGCTGTTTCGGATCCTGGCTTATCGGCTGCAGGCCGATCGGTTGGGTGACCTCGATGATGCGAGCCGGCGTCTGCTCGATGGTTCGGGCTCGCCTGAGAAGGCCGGCCAGAACGCGGCGACTTCAGTACGGCCTATCGCGAATGTTCGGCCCGGCACCAGCTTGAGCCGAGAATGGAACGGGCACATGCAACGGGTCACAGTACTTGCCGACGGCTTTGCCTGGAACGGCAAGATTTATTCCAGTCTCTCTAAGGTCGCCTTTGCGATTACCGGCACCCGTTGGAATGGGCCGCGGTTCTTCGGTCTGCGCGACAAGCCATCGAGGGGATCCTTAGCATGACGCCCAGATCGACGGTTCGCTGCGCGATCTATACCCGTGTCTCGACTGACCAAGGGCTGAAGCAGGACTTTAATTCCCTCGACGCTCAGTATGATGCCTCGCAAGCCTATATCCGCAGCCAAGCGCATGCTGGCTGGACTCTGCTGCGCGCCAAATATGAGGACGGCGGGTTCTCAGGCGGTGACACCGACCGGCCAGCCCTGCAGCGACTCCTGGACGACGTGCGGGCCGGCAAGATTGATGTGATTGTCGTCTATAAGGTCGACCGGCTGACCCGCTCGCTGGCGGATTTTGCCAAACTGGTTGAACTGTTCGACCAACATAATGTGTCGTTCGTCTCCGTCACCCAGCAGTTCAACACCACGACCTCGATGGGTCGGCTGACCCTCAACGTCTTATTGTCATTTGCCCAATTCGAGCGTGAGGTCACTTCCGAGCGCATCCGCGACAAAATCTCGGCTTCCAAGCGCAAGGGGCTCTGGGTCGGCGGCATGGCTCCGCTCGGCTATGACACCAAGGGTCGAAAGATCAGCATCAATGACGCTGAGGCGAAACGGGTCCGCACTATCTTCCGCAGCTATCTCAAGCTCGGCAGCCTCAACCTATTGATGGCGGACCTGCGCCGGCGCGGCATCGTCACCAAGGTCCGTGCGCTTAAGACCGGCGACACCGTCGGCGGCATACCGTTCACGCGGGGCTCGCTCGCCCATCTGCTTCGCAATCGCTTCTACATCGGCGAAGTCGTCTTCAAGGGCGAAGTCCTCAAAGGTGAGCAGCCTGCCATTGTCGATAAGGACCTCTTCGAGGCCGTCCAGGCCAAGCTGAATGACCAGGTCAACAACCATAAGGCCAAATGGACCAAATCCGAGGGTCTGCTGATCGGCCGCCTTTTTGATGACCGCGGCAACCGCATGAGCCCGAGCCATGCCCGCAAGGGTCATGTCAAATATCGATACTATCTGTCTTCCGCCCTCTTCCAGGGTACCGCCGAGCGCGCCGGGTCAGTGCGCCGGGTACCGGCATCCGAGATTGAGGCGCTGGTCGTCAAATCGGTTCGGGACCATCTCAGACCCGTGCAGCCCATTGACGATCGGAGCCTTGTCCATACTCACGTTGCGCGCATCGAGGTCCAGCCGGGCCGGTTGGTCATCCAGCTTGCCGAGCCACCAAGCACCCTTGAGGTGCCTTGGCAGAAGACACCGGCAAGACGACGCCGTGAGATCCTCCTCCCCGAGGGGATCCGCTCGGAACACGTCCGTCCGATACGTTCGGAGACGCGGGCGAAATTAGTTGCATCGATCGCCCGTGGCCGCCGTTGGCTAGACGAACTCATCGCTGATCCAACAGCGAGTGCGGACAGCATCGCGACGCGAGAAAACTGCAGCGCGCGAAAGATCAACATGACCATCTCGCTTGCTTTCCTCGCGCCCGATCTGGTCAAAGCGGCCATCGATGGCCGGCTCCCCCACGGTATGGGCGTTGCTCGCCTCACCGACTTGCCGGCGGAATGGTCCCGGCAGCACCAGATACTCTGGCTTCCGGGCAATAATCGCGCCCACAATCCAACCTCCGTCCGAGGAAATGGAATTTTTGCGGCAGAGACGAAGGCGCCAAACTTTCCCTGCAATTGAGTCTTCGCAGAGACAAGGCGCTCGCAACGCAATACCGCCAGTTCGGGCGCTCTTCTGTGCTCAATGCTCTAGCTAGCGGGTGCGGGGATTTCCCGGTTCAGCGCAAATCGCCCCGAACCGGCGGTAGAGGTCGTGGAGGTGCACCGTCCTTCCGATTTCGATGCTGCTTTCTTAATGGCAAACCAACGTGGGGTGGGCGCGATGGTGATGCCGTCATCTCCGCTGATCGCTCCAAACGTGCAAGTCCTTGCGGAACTCGCTCTTCGTCACCGCCTTCCAGCCATTACACTTTTTCCTGATTTTGCGCGGGCCGGCGGGCTATTGGCTTACGGGCCAAATCTACTCAGCTTGTATCGGCTGGCAAGGTCGCGCGCGGGGCCGATCCGGCTGCACTGCCGATCGAACGTCCGACGCGAACCGCGCATGCTCTGGGCATATCCATCCCCACATCGCTTTTATTGCGCGCCGACGAGGTGATCGAATAGGCGGCTGTTTGCTGCGCCGCATAATGTCCGCTTTTGACCCCAAGCGGACATCGG